GGGGCGTGTTTGACTGAATTGATGTCGCAAGTTAAATTCAAGTGACCAATAAAGAAAAAATAGAAAGTTTTGCCAAGAATGGGTATGACGATAAGCCAGAAAGAAAAGCATTTAGAAAATTAATATATCGTGATGAATCATTTAAGAATTGGATAAAAGACTATTTTCAACTTAATATGGAAGAGGGTCCATTTAGAATAATAGAGGATCCTTTGGGCGAATATCAAGTTGACTTAGGAATGATTGATAGCGCTGGCACGATAGTAGGTCTTATTGAGGTTGATGTGTATTTCTCTTGGAAAGATAAGTGGCCATCTTATTATAAATGGTGTCATAGATTGGGTAGAAAACGAAAGTATTGGATTAATACACCATATCCATATATCAATATCACCTTTAATACAAACCATAATGATGCTATTGTTACCACTAGAGAAATAGAAAGTCAATATCCAATAATAGATAAGTGGTTCAACGACAAAAAAATGACAGAGCAGATAGTAGAAGTGCCCATTTCCAAGGCAATCAAATTTGGCGCTTGGGGTTAATATGAGTTACGAATTAAAATCCTACCTGAACGCCATCAATCACACAAAAAAGAATGTGATGGATTCAGAAGATACAATGTGGGTCAAAAGATATCCTGCATTTATAGTCAATAAAGTCCTGTCTGGTTTTCAAGACACCATAATGCTTGTCAATGAAATGAATAGAAATCATTTTCTTGATAAAGATATGCAATTTCAATTTCTACTAAATAGTATTAGGTCAAAGAAACGATTTACTCCGTTTCTAAAGGCGAGTAAGATAAAAGACATTGAGTGTGTAAAAGAGTATTATGGATATAATAATGAAAAGGCCAAGACAGCTCTCGATATACTCACCAATAAACAATTGAAATTAATTAAAGAAAAATTATACAAAGGTGGGACAAAATGAATGAATTAGATAATGGTTGGCATCCTGAAAAGATGCTGGAAATCCAGTTGAAAGAACCAGATGATTTTCTAAAGGTTCGAGAAACATTAACAAGAATTGGGGTTGCCTCGAGGAAAGACAAAAAGTTATTCCAATCATGTCACATTCTACACAAACAAGGAAGATATTTCATAGTTCATTTTAAAGAGCTATTTGCATTGGATGGTAAGTTTGCAAATTTCTCAGAGAATGACCTTGAAAGAAGGAATACTATTGCTCAATTATTGAGTGACTGGGGTTTAGTTGCTATATTAAATAAAGAGGATGTTCAAAACAAAGCACCTCTATCACAAATCAAAGTTCTGGCGTTCAAAGAAAAGGACGAATGGGATTTACAAGCAAAATATAACATAGGCAAAAAGGCGGAAGATGCACACACCGAAGTTTAGAGAATTCATTACAGAAGAAAAAGAAGAACCATATCGTTTGGTTATTCTTTCGCATGATGATGCTGAGGATCCTAATAAGACGGGTGATTTGATAAGAGAAAAGGCTAAGAAACTTAAAATAGATTGCCTATTAGCAGAATTTATTGGCGCTTATATTTCCACTAAAGATGATGAATTATATATTAATACATTTCCTGTAGCAAAAGGAGGCGCTGTTGCTCAACCTGACCCTAAAAAAGAAATCAAATATGATAAACCTTTTAAACTAAATCCAGAAGATACAATTATAATGTCAAGAGGACTTGGAACACCTGGTGTTACTGGTAATAAATCTTGGTATGATATGATAAAGGACTTTGAACACAGAGGATTTACAGTTATCAATACAAACAAGTGCCACGATATTTGCTCTGATAAGGTAATGAATCAAATTGTTTTTGAAAGACATAATTTTAATACACCAAAAACAGTTAGAGTGTTACATTCGGAGGGTTCAGAAAAAGCATTAGAAGAACTAGATAGTAAATTTCCTATTATATTAAAAACTGGTACAGGTTCACGAGGAGTTGGAGTTATTCTAGTTGAAAGTGCCGCCTCATTACAATCAATCGTGCAGTTATTGTATAGAGAAAATGAATTTATAGACATTATCTTACAAGAACAAATTAAAACTGATTATGATGTGAGGGTGATTGTTTGTGGTGATGAAGTTGTTGGTGTAATGAAAAGACCAATTGTTGAAGGAGATTTTAGAAGTAATGTATCACAGGGCTCAGACCCAGTACCACACAAATTAACCGAATTAGAAAGAGAACAATCACTAGCAGCTGCAAAAGTAGTTGGTGGCATTGTAGTTGGAGTAGATTTTATTCCAGCAAAAAATAGAGAAAAAGATAGACCTTATTTTATTGAAGTTAACTCAACACCAGGTTTAATTGGTATTGAAGAAGCACTAAAGTCAGAAGGCAGTATTGTAGAGAAAATATTGAAAAAACTACATGACAGGAATTTATGGGCAAACACTTGACAAAATCAATAAATTAGAGTATAATTATGTTAAACAATGAAAAGGAGTGAAAATGGCAAAAAATCATCAAACAGAAAATCCACTATATAGAGCATTAATGAAACGAGCAGATGCTGAAATCGCAACTGCGCTTGCTTCGTTGATAGTTTATTTCGACACACCAACAGCGGGTAAAAGTCTGTCAGAAATGGAACATTTACTAGACATTATATCGGAATCTGAGAAGAGGATCGATACATTAAACAAACACTTTAATAATACTCAGATATAATTAATGAAGTTCTACACAAGTGTTCTTCCATATAGGGGACGGTTGTTAGTTCGTGGTGTTGATAAAGACGGCACTCAAAAAAAATATAGAATTAATTATAAACCCTCTCTTTTTATTCCGACTTCAAAAGAGTCGGACTATAAAACATTAGATGGTCGTAATGTAGCCAAGATAAAGTTCAACAGTATTCCTGAAACCACAAAGTGGATTAATGAATACAAAGATGTTGCTAATTTTGAATATTTTGGTAACACAAAGCATCAATATCCGTTTATTGCAGAGGAGTTTCCTGGCATAATTAATTGGGATTTAAAACAAATCAAACTACTCTCAATTGATATTGAGTGTGAAAGTGAAAATGGTTTCCCTAGTCCCGACAAAGCGGATGAACCTTTAATCTGTATCACAGTAAAAGACCACACATCAAAAAAGATTATTGTTTTCGGTATGGGCAATTTTGTCAATGACCGAGAAGATGTTCAGTATATTAATTGTGTAACTGAAACTGGTTTAGCAGAAACATTTACTAAATTTTGGGTCGAATATAATCCAGATATTATCACAGGATGGAATGTAAAATTCTTTGATATCCCATATTTAATGAATAGGTTTCGTTATCTTTTAGGCGATGATTGGATTTTACAATACAGTCCTTGGGGTGTAGTTGAACAACGAAGCACAAGAATTACTGGCAAAGGTTACAACAAACAAGAAAATTATTGGGATATTTTAGGTGTTGATGTTCTTGATTATCTTGATTTGTATCGTAAACACACATTCGTCAGGCGAGAAAGTTATAGATTAGATTATATTGGTGAAGTTGAGTTAAGTGAAAATAAGCATGAGAATCCGTATGATACTTTCAAAGAGTTTTATTCTAATGACTATCAGAAGTTCGTTGAATACAATATTCAAGATGTTGAATTAGTCGATAAGTTAGAAGATAAAATGCAGTTGATTGCTTTGCATTTAACAATGGCCTACGAGGCGAAAGTTAATTATCAAGATGTATTCGGCCAAGTTAGAATTTGGGATTGTATCATCTATCATCACCTACGGTCAAAGAATATTGTTCCGCCTGCAATCACAGAATCAAAAGAATCTTTTGGTTATGAGGGCGCTTATGTGAGGGATCCTGTTGTTGGTTTTCACGATTGGATTTGTAGTTTTGATTTGAACAGTCTGTATCCACATTTGATTATGCAGTATAATATATCTCCAGAAACAATGGTTGGATTTGAACCAAATCGTGTCAATGTTGAGAATATGTTGAATCAAAAATCTGATTTGTCTGACCTTGATAATAGGACTATGACACCAAACGGTGCTCAGTTTAGAACTGACAAACGAGGGTTTCTTCCAGAATTGATGGAAACACTTTATCAAGAACGAGTTATCTATAAAAAGAAAATGTTGGAAGCAAAGGCGAAGTATCAACAAACCGGAGATAAGAAGTATTGGTTTCAGATTGCAAAGAATCACAACATCCAGTTGGCAAGAAAGATTGCATTGAACAGTGCTTATGGTGCTATCGGTAATCAATACTTTAGATATTTTGATGTAAGACACGCTGAAGGTATTACAATGGCCGGTCAATTAACAATTCGTTGGATTGAAAGAGATGTTAATGAGTTTTTAAATAAATTATTAAAAACAAAAAATGTATCTTATGTTGTGGCGTCCGATACGGACTCCATTTACATTCGTTTAGGTGAAGTTGTTAATCGGATATTCAAGGATAAATCCGACACAAGAAAAGTTGTTAGAATATTAGACAAGTTTTGTGAAGAAACTTTGCAACCACAAATCGACAAATCTTTTGATAAACTTGCTAAATATGTACACGCATATGACCAAAAGATGATTATGAAACGAGAAGTTATTGCAAACAAAGGTATCTGGACTGCAAAGAAAAGATATATTTTGAATGTGTATAATGAAGAAGGCGTTGAATTAAAAGAACCTAAATTAAAAATTATGGGTATCGAGGCAGTTAAAAGTTCTACACCGGCCCCATGTCGAGTTAAAATTAAAGAGGCGTTGAAAGTTATTATGACTAAAGACGAATCGGTATTGATTCAATTCATAGACGATTTTAGAACGAAGTTTAAAAAGTTATCACCAGAAGAAATTGCTTATCCTCGTTCATGCAATAATCTTAAAAAGTATAGTTCAAGAACAACAATATATAAGAAGTCGTGTCCAATTCATGTGAGAGGGGCTTTGTTATATAATAATTTATTGAAGAAAAAGAAGTTGAAAAAATATCAACAAATTCAAGAAGGCGACAAGGTTAAGTTTATTCAATTGAAAGAACCCAATCCGTTGAGAGAAAATGTAATATCTTTTATCGGGACTTTGCCGAAAGAGTTTGACTTGCACCAGTATATTGATTATGACAATCAGTTCGATAAATCGTTTTTAGAACCATTACGATTTATTGTTAATGCAATTGGTTGGAGTTTTGAAAGACAATCAACATTGGATGAGTTTTTTTAAGGAGATATTATGGATATGCAAAAGTTGTTAGGAAAACCAATCTGGGATACAAGACTTGGTGAATTATCAGATGAGGTGGTTGATAAGATTATAACAGCATCTGAAAAGTATCCAGAAATGGATGCACTAACAGGGACTGGTTATTTAGATAGAAGTCATAGAAGTTGTAAAGCTACATATATTGATTTGTTGGAAGAATCTTGGTTAAAAGATTTGGTATGGCATTATGTAACTATTTCAAATTTGAATAACTTTAATTATAACATAACCATTTTAGAAGAACCACAATTTGGTGTCTATAGTGCTAAAGATAATGGTCATTTTGATTGGCATAAAGATTTTTATTGGGATGATGTTCATAGACAAACAGAATTGTATCATAGAAAATTATCTGTAAGTATTCAGTTGAGCGATAGTGATGATTATGAAGGAGGAGATTTAGAGATTGATGGTGGAGGACCCAAACGAGAAAACCATGTTGCTAGACATCCAGGAATGAGAGAACAACTTAGACAAAAAGGTACAATAATTATTTTCCCTTCATTTATTAGACATAGGGTTACACCAGTTACAAAAGGAGTAAGAAAGTCTTTAGTTGTTTGGGTAGATGGACCAAAATTTAGATGACAGACGAAGAACTAAAAAAATTCATGGAATATTTTAAAAATGAATTACCAAATCCAGAACATTATCCACAAAAGGTAATGTGGTTGATGAAATGGTATAAATCAATCATTCTGAGGAATAGAGAATGAAGATACAACAAACAACAGCAACTAAAACCGCAAACATTATTATTGATTTTTTCAGTAATATTGACCGAATTGACGATTACTTTCGATTAAGAAAGATTGAAAGAGTTAAAGATTTACCAGTACCTATTCCTGGTTTTGGTTTAGAAGATGATATGTTTCAAAATTATGATATGTATCCTGAGGATATGGACATTGAGATTACTCAGATTGACAATCAAACATTTAATGCAATGCTTGAGAAGGTTGCCAGTTTTAGTCCAGACCAAGCTCCAGGCAAAGAACTTAAATTAGTTGTTAAAGAAAAGAATACAAACACACTATTAGGTTTCATTAAATTAGGTTCGCCAATTATTAATTCTAAACCAAGAAATAATTATCTTGGTGATGTGCCAGAGTTGACAATCTTTAATCAAAGAGCGATAATGGGTTTTGTTATTGTTCCGATACAACCTTTTGGATTTAATTATCTTGGTGGTAAATTACTGGCGTTAATTTGTACATCTCATAAAGTTAGAGAGATGTTAAACGACAAGTACGATACAGAATTTTGTTTGTTTGAAACTACAAGTTTATATGGTAACATTAAAGGTACATCTATGTATGATGGACTAAAACCATTTTTGAGATTTAAGGGTGATACAATATCTAAGTTTGTGCCAACACTTGGTGAAGAAGCATATTCCTCATGTAAGAAAATTGTTGAAGATGATATACAAGATGAGATAATACATAAAGATGCTTCAAGTCGCAAGCTAAAAATAACTACAAAAATTATTTCATTAGTTAAATCTTCATTAAAAGAAACAGATATAAATTTGTATGAGAAGTTTGTATCTGCTATTACAAAAGCAGAAAGTGTTACCACTCAGAAAAGATTTTATATGTCAGATTATGGTTTTGAAAATACAAGAGATGTGCTATTAGGTAAAACAGACACATTAATTAAAGGTCAGAACTACGACAAACACGATTTAGAAAATATCATTAATTGGTGGAAGAAAAAGGCAACAAGCAGATATAATAACTTGAAGGCAAAAAATAAAGTAAGAAAAGAATTAGAAGTATGGAATGCCGATACTATGAATAAGATTGATATAATAAGATGAACCTTTTTAACCTAGATAGACAATTAAATAAAACTGTTAGAATACTTTTGTATCCTAATATTACTTTTCAGGAAGATTTGGAAAAAGATTCGTATATTCAAGTTATTAAAAATCAAATTAAACTGCTAAATGAAATTCGTGATGACTTGTGGTTCTATCTTATTTTGCCGTGTGCAGTTCCATCATTATCGTTTGATAATGTAACACAATACTATACAGATTTTGAAACATACCCTCCGACAATGAGGTCAAACTTCAGCGTAAAAGATATTAAAAAAATATTAAATAGTGATTTAGATTTTGATGTAGTAATGACACATCTACCAGAACACACACACGCATTAAAAAATACAATGTATAATATAACTCACCACACTCCACCAATGTTTGGTTATTGTCATTGGTTTGACTTGAAAGATGTGGTCGCCTGGAGTAAAGATAGTTTTTTACAAAACATTACAGGACTATTAGAGTATGAAAGATGTTATTTAAATACACAACATCAAAAAGACTTAGTTATGAATCAAGCAAAAGAAACTTTTAATGATAAGACTATTGAAAAACTAGATGACATTTTAACTGTACAACATTTGGGAGTTAATAAGGGCGATATTGTGTCTGAAATAAATGAAAGTCCTGAAAAGATTATTGTGTTCAATCATAGACCAGATACTTACAAACATTTCAAACAGTTCATAGCGCTTACAGATAAGTTATGGGAAACAAGACAAGATTTTAAAGTATGGATACCGCTGTTAGATAAACCAAATAGAGATTATGTGATTACTGATAAAGGTAATAAACAATGGTATTATAATCGACTTAAAGATTGTTGTGTTGGTTTCTCACCTAAACAAACTTATGGCGGATGGAGTGTTGCAACTACAGATGGTATGATGAACGGTGTACCTTATATTATGTATCGGGCTCCATATAATAAAGAACTAAATTCTAATGCTGACTGCTTTACTACTGATGAAGAAGCTTTAATACTACTAAATGTGTATTTAGATACAGAAGTTAGAAATGTACGAGCAAACGAATCCTTAGAACACCTACACAACAATCTGATATATAAAGATAAAATGATTGCAATGAATGATTATATGAATGAGTTGTTATCAAAACAAAAGGTCATGGGTGATAGTGATAAGTTAAAAGAGT